TTGGCCCTGGCGATGGCTGCGCGGTACTTCGGGAACGCCGCCTGGAGATCCTTGACGCTCACGCCCTGCTTCGCGGCCTCGCGGCTGATGGCAGCGAACTGGTTAGCAGCACCCTTGGCGTTGCCACCCTTGGCCATGCTGGCGAGCGAGGTGTCGACCTTCTTGAGATCCTCGACCGCGTTGTGGATCTGCGTGCCACCGATGAACGGCAGCGAAAAGTTGCCGAAGCCGCCGAGCGAGTTGGCGGTCTTGACGTTCTTGGCCGTCTTGCCCGCGTCGACGCCGTTGTGGCTGTTGGCGACACTTTTGAGGGCTGCATTGCCGGCGGCCATGATCCCGAGTGAGGCAACCGTCTTGATCGCCATGCCGGCGACCTTCGCCGCGGTACTGGCGCCCGGTGCTCCAGTCGGAGTTGGCTTGCCGCCGGGGCCGCTGGGCGTGCCGAACTCCGGCGGCCAGTTGGTCACGATCACGGGAACCGGCTTGGCCGACTTGACCAGCCCGAGCAGCCCGCCGCCCTTGCCGAGCCCGCCGCCAGCTCCGTTCAGCTTCTTGGCGATCATTCCGACGCCGACCGCTGCGATTGCCGCCTCTTTGATGCCGGTCGGCAGGGCGTTGAACTTGTCCGCGAGCGTGCCGGCGTACTGGCCCGCCTTCTGCAAGAAGGTCAGGAACCCCTGCTTGTGGGACAGCACCGCGCCGAGTGCGAACGCCAGTCCCAGCGGGCCCTTGCCGAACGCCAGTGCGACGCCGCCGATAGCGAAGGCGATCGTGTCGAGCGTGCCGGGGTCGGCCTTGATGATGAACTTGGCGATCCCATCGACCACGCCGAGGATGACCCCGCCCAGCGGCGCGAGGAACTTGACGATCTTGACCGCTGCGCCGACGAGGTGACCGAACGTGTCGGCGACCTTCGGGCCGACCTCCTGCACGTAGGCAAGGAAGCCCCGAAAGCCCTTGTTCGTGCCCGCGTCCGTGCCGAACTTGGCGAACTTGCCGGTCAGCGTCTCGAGGCCCGCGCCGAGCTTCAGTCCGACCGGGGCGAACGCCTTGAGCAGCCCGCCAACACCGAGCGCAAGGTTGCCGATGATGTGCCCGAACTGGGTGATCGCCGGGCCCTCGAACGTCTTGAAGAAGTCGAGGAAGCCGCGCGCCGTGTCCGACTTGCCGAACGTCTTGAGGTCGCCGAGCAGACCACCGACCGCGCGGGCGGCGATGTTGGAGAGCTGGCCCACGTTCGGGAGCAGGCCCGAGAGGAGACCCAGGCCCTTTGAGGCCACCTTGAACGACGGGCCCGCGGTGACCTGCAGGTAGTCCTTCCAGGCGTTCTTGGCGCGCCCCAGCGACTTCACGAAGCCGGCCGCCGCGGGGCCAGACAACACCTTCTGGGTATCCGCGAGCGACTTTTGCGCCACCCGGTAGGCGTCCGTGGCCTTCTTGGCGTTCTCGCGCGCCGTCTGCACGGACCGCTCGGCGGTCGCTACCGAGGCGTTCGCGGAGACGATGCCCTGGCGGGCGGCGATGACCTGCGCGTTGCCCTCGACCCCGGCCTTGCGCTCCTTGGCGGCGTTGGTCGAGATCTCCTGGCGGCGCTTCTTGACCTGGTCGAGCTGGAACAGGGCGTCTTTGTACGCCTGCCGCGCCGCGTCCCGGTCGAGGTCGGTCGACTTCTTGTTCCTGAGCGTGTCGTTCAGGTTCTTCCGCGCCTGCCGGACCGCGATCGCCGCGTCGCCCTCAGCGAGCGCCGCGCCCTTGATCTGGTCGGACAGCGCACGCAGCGACAACCGAGCCGCGTCCTGCGCCTGCGTCAGCGACGTCTGCGCAATCTTGCGCTGCCCCTGCGCCAGTGAGAGCTGCTGCTCGGACGAGATGACCGCTCGGTTCGCCGTGACCTGGTTGCCCGAGGCGGTCGCGGCGTCCGACTTGGCCTTCGCCATGTCCTTCTGAGCCGTCAGAACGTTCTTGATGTTGCCGATGAGCGACGCACCCAGGGCGCCGGCGCCCGCGCCGCCAGCGAGTGCAGACGCGCCAAAAGCGCCCCCGGCGCCAACCAGAGCACCCGTGATGGGGATCAGGGCAGGGCCGAGGGCGAGGATCGCGGTCGTCAGGCCAGAGATGGAGTTCGTCGCGCTGTCGATGCCGGACTTGTCGACATCGACCTTGACGTTCGCACGGCGGTCGCGGGCAGCCTCGTCGATCTGCGCCTCGGCCTCGCCGGCGTCGGCGTCGACGTTGATCGTCGCCGACATGCCCTTGGTCTTCGCCTCGACCTCGGGCTTGAACTTCCGCAGGTCCGGGACGACATAGACGGAGACTGACCCCGCGTTGATCTCGCTCATGCGGCCCCGCCTTCCGTATCCCAGCCCAGTCGCTTCGCCATCTCGTGCATCGGCAGCGGAGTGCCGCCGTACTTCTTCCGCGGTGGCTTCACGCCCGGCCGCTCGAGCGGCTCCGGGTAGTCGGACCGCTTGCCCGAGCCGCGCTGCCAGATGCCGACGCGGGTGGCGTCGAACAGCGCCGCCAGCAACTGCTCTGGTAGCCCCCAGGCGTGGTCCGGGTCCTGCGCCCGGTTGACGGCCGAGTTACGCGGCGCCTGCCGGATGACCACCAGCAGGTCACGCCACGACAGCCGCCCGGAGCCGAGCCAGTCGAGCCGTAGGCCCAACGCGATCAGGTCGTACTCGACGGCCTCCCGGTGTTCGGCTAGGAAGCCGAGGAGGCCGCGGATTCCCCCAGGTCGACGTCCGAGTCCTGCTGCCACGCCCGGATCAGCGCCTGGTACTGGCCGCGGTTCAGCGACCGCAGCGCGTCGCCCTGCTTCGTGCCCTTCTTGCCGAAGAACTCGAACAGAGCCTCGCCGTCCGACTCGATCTGCTCGGCCTGAGCGACCGAGAGGAACTTCAGCCGCTTGACGGCGAACGTCCCCGACTGGCCGGGGACCTTGAACTGGAACTTGTCCTGCTCCTTGGAGGCGTTCGCCTCCGGAACCTCGAAAGTCATCGCGCTTGCCCTTCGTCTGCGCGGGCCCTATAGGTGTAGCCCTCCGGCGGCGCGGGCCTGCGCGGTAGGTACGCCGCCGGAGGAGTTGGGTTAGGCGAAGATGCCGTTGTCGAGGTAGTGGTAGGCCTGGTTGCCGCTGGCGTCCGCGAACGCCTCGACGGTGCAGGGGTAGCCGACCACGCCCGCGTCGGTGTAGGTCAGGTCACCGGAGAGGCTGATCTGGCCGAGGGGGGCGACGATGCGGATCTTCGCGTTGCCGTCGACCATGTCGAAGATCATCGGCTTCTTGGAGCGGACCTGGCTGTTGACCTTGACCGCCTGGAGGGTGCCGGTGGAAGCCGTGGCCGCGGTCGTGGTGACGTTGCTAGCGCCGAACACGGTCTTCAGCACGTCAGCGTTCTGGGTCTCGTACAGCGTGAAACCGTAGGTGACGGAGAACTCGGACTGCGTGACCTTGACGACGTCGCCGCCCCACGCCTTGATCTTGTCGGTGGTGCGGTCGATGGTCTCGGTCAGGCCGTCCTCGCCTACGTAGCCGAGAGCGGTGAAGCCAGTGGTTGTCCCGGACGCGGAGGTCGGGAGAGCCGCGGTACCGACGAGGTCGATGAGAACCCCGCCCGTGGTGGCCGGGGCGCCCTGCATGACATTGGCAACGGTGTTGGTCATCGTGCTTTCCTTCCGGAATCTCTGCGCAGGCCCGGATGGTGGGGTGGTGCGGCCTCACCGTTGCCGGAGAGGAGTGCGGGGGTTACTTATCGGCGGCCTTCAGCGGCGTCTTGCGCCAGCCCGCGTCGGTCCACTGGTCGACCCGGTCGGCGGGGACCTCCTCGACCACGTCCGCGAATGCTGGGTGGTAGAGCTTCGTGGGCTTGCTGTCTGCCATCACGCCTCCAAGGTGTGAAGTCGGGCCGTCGCCGAGTATGTGAACCGGCGAAGGGTCGTGTTGTCGTAGGGGGTGAAGACGGGAGCGGCCACGGAGCGGGTCCGGGACACGAACGCGCCCGCGACCGTCTGGCCGGGCAGGTCGTTGCGGATGCTGTCGCGCACCGCGTAGGCGAGGCTTCGGGCCTCGGCGCGGGTCGGCGCGTAGCAGTCGAAGTCCATCGAGGGGTTGTCGAATGAGGCGAACGCCTCGTCGGTGCCGCCGAACCGGCTGACCGCGATGCACGGCAGCACGTCCTCAAGGTTCGCGGGCGCCTCGGTCACCACGCGGGCGTCAGGAAACGCGGTCCGGAGCCAGGCGATGAACACCGTCTCTGCGGGAACCGAGGACACGGGCGCCCCCTTCGCTTACGGTGTGAGCCATGACGGGGTATGTGATTGCGTGGTGCCTGGGCCTAGTCGCCGGGGCGATCCTGGGCCACTTCCGAGGCTCAGTGCGGGCCGGGATGATCTGCACGGCGCTCTTGGGGCCAGTGTTCGGCCTCGTTGCGCTCTACGGACTCGTTCGGCCGGTGACCGACGACTTCGGGCGGAGGCCGTGGGCTACTCGTTGACGGCGTCGAGCGCCTTGCCGAGCGTCCGGTGTCGCGGGGTGTTGCGGGCGCCGAACTCGACGAACAGCGCGTGATCTGACGTGTTCCTGACCCGTCCGAACGCGCGGGGAGTTGCACCTGGGCGGACTCCCGAGTCGAGCTCGAAGCTGTCCACGTAGCCGGTCCCATAGGGCGCGGCGTCGGGGGCGGTAGCCACTGCGCGAGCCATGACCCTGCCGGCGAGCTGGCGCATCGCGGACTCCATGTCCGGCGACACCAGTAGTTCGCCGAGGCCGCGGTGGTTCGGCTGGTACGTCATCCCTTCACCCGCCGCAGCGCCACTGGGACGCCGGGGCGCCAGCCCGTGAACGGGTTCTGCCATGCCTGCGGCTCGCCGACGACTTCCCACGTCTGGCCGCGCACGATCGCCCGGTCGGCCGGGGACACGTCGGCGCCATCGGGCAGGAAGACAGTTAGGCCGATGACGACCGTGTCGCGGGCGTCGGTCTGCTCGTTGCCACCCGTGCCGTTCCCATCGGAGGGCGCCACGCCGCACTTCTCATAGGTGGCCTTGACGGGCCAGGCTGCGACGTCGTTGCCGTCGTCATCCTGTCCCGTGGCCGCCCCGTCGAGGATGGTGACGGGCTCACCGAACGGGAACATCAGTAGTAGTCCTCGCTCAGCGCGCCGCCCTCGTACAGCGGGTACGCACCTGACGTCAGGTCCGCACCGCAAGAGCAGTAGTTCGCACCCAGCAGGAGCGCACACCAAGGCATGTGGTTTGGCGTAGCTCCGGAAGGCGTGATGGAGAACGCGCCCGACGATGCCGTGGTGGCGTCGCGGCAGAGTTCCTGCAACTGCTCGATCTCGGATGGCCAGAGGTTGTAGCCGGTCCGCTGGCGGGTGTCGACGGTGAGGCCGTAGGGCCCGGCGGTCTGAGACTGCAAGGCGCCAGCCCCGGCCTCGACCCACCGCTTCACGGCGCCGATCAGGACCAGCTTCGCCTCAGCGAGCAGGTCATCTGACGGCGCGGGGTCGGTCGAAGCGAGGCAGGGGGCGACCCGTGTAGCGCGAGCGTTCGCGCCGGCCACCATGACGGCGACCATCTCTGCCGACTGGATCGCAGTCGGCAGGTCGGTCACGTTGATGATGGCAACCACGGGTCACCCCCTCCCCATCACTTCTCGGTCTTGCTGGACGCCGCCCTCTTGGCGGGCGCCTTCGAGTCGGCCGACTCGAACCCGTACAGGTTCGCGGCGGTCTCCTCGCTGACCTGCACCGTGACGCCGCTGTTCGCGTCACGGAGTCGAACGGTCTTGGCGTCAGCCATCAGCCGGCCACCTTGTCGACCACGAGCGCGAAGGCGTTCAGGTCGGCGATGCCCCAGCCGTAGACGACCTCCGCGCGGAAGGCGACCTGGTTGTTCCGCTTGAGGTCGCCGCCGCCGTCCGGGTCGCCGTACTCGATCATCTCGAGGCCGAGGGCGCGCTGGACGCCCCACCGGATCGCGGAGAAGTCGCCGACCACGCCGAGGGTCTGCGTCGCCGCAGCGGGGGCGCCGGAGATCCCGCCCGCGTTGACGGTGCGGGAGACCGAGGCGCGGTGACCGTCGAGCTCGGAGACGGCGGTCGTGAGGTTGAAGTTCGGGTAGAGCTTCTGCTCACTGGTCGCGCCACGCAGGGCCGAGAACTTGCCGGCGAGGAGCGGCGAGAGGGCCACGTCGGACGGGATGTAGCTGTTCGCCAGCACCAGCGCGTCGGCCGCGTCGAGGTTGGCGTAGGGCTTGTCCGAGCTGACCCGCTCCACCTGCGAGGTGGCCTGGTCGAGGTACGCTGTCATGGCCGCGACCGCGGCGCCGCCGGTCGGGTTGATGCCGTGGATGACGCCGATGTCGAGCGCGCGCGAGAGCGAGGGCTGGATCAGGTCGAGGACCTGACGCACCACGTCGATCTTGTCGTCCTCGTCGGCCCACTTGACCTCTTCCGTCCAGCGGACGGTCTTGTGGAACTTGAACGGCTTGGTGGTGACGGTGGTCGGCGTGATGGTCGAGCCGCCCTTGTTCGCGCCCTCACCGACGTACTCGGCCTCGCCGATGTCGAAGGTCATCGAGTGACCCTGCCCGAACTTCATCGGGATCGAGTTGCTGAGCGCGGCGACGGTCGAGCCGTACTGGACCTTGCCCAGCCACGGGTCGAGGATCTCGTCGGGGAGATTGAGCCCCGAGGTGGTCAGAGTAGCCATGGTTCATGCCCTCCTTGGGCGTTAGGCGTCGGCCGAGAACAGGTTCTGCGCGAACTGGCGCAGGTCACTGGTCTTGCCGCCGCCGGGGTTGTTGCCCTCGCGGGGCACATGGTTGCCTTGCTTCTTGCGGTCGGCTTCGCGGTCGGCGAGACGCTTGGCCTGCTTAGTCAAGGTCTCCTCGTCCGTGCCGGTGAGGAACAGGTCGATGTCGTCGGCGTCGGTGATGCCGTGCTCGGTAGCGATCTTGAGTCGCAGCGAGTCGCGGCGGGTGGTGCCGAGTTCGGCCTCGAGCTCCTGAATCCGCGCCGCAGCCCTCTCGGCGTCGGTCTGGCTCGCCTTCTCGATCGCGTCGAACTGCTCGGCCTTGGCCTTGAGGTCTTTGTAGTCGGCGTACTTGGCGCGCTCGCGCTGCAGCCGGTCGTTGATGACCTTGTTCAGCTCGTCCTGGGACGCGATGGCCTTGAACTCGTCAGCGGCGGGCGTCTCTCCGCTGTTGTTGCCGCCCTCGGGGGTTGCCTCGGACATCTGTTCCTCCATCGACCGCGAATTGACCGCTTCGCGTGGGCGTAACCCCGAGTTCCGGGGGAGATCAGTGGTCCGCGATCCAAGTGCGGACGCGGGCGCGGTCGGCGTCGGTCGCCTTGCGCCTGCTCGGCACGTATGGCTTCACGGGCCTCGGCTCGCCACCCCATGCAGGGACGGCAGAGCAGTTGCAGTGGTCGTGCGCCCCAAAGTCGGCGCCCGCCTCCGTGTAGACAGCGCCGCGGCCGATGAGCATGGCGCAGAACGCACAGGACCCGGAGCCCTGACGCTGCCAGCCTTCGGCCGCCGGGTCCGCGACTGCCGACTCGGCCACTGTGTAGCGGCTGGCGTTGGCGATCCGGAGTTGCAAGCCGCCCTGGACCTGCGTCTTAGCGCGCTCCCAGTCCGGCTCGGCGTCGAACAGGGGGCCGATGCTCCACCGCGCGAGCGGCTCCGCGCCCTGGTCGCCCAGGTCGGCGGGGATGGCAGTAAATCGGCCCTTCGCGCCGATCAGGTCCCGCGCTTCGTCGTACCAATCGGCCGACAGTGTCGCCGCGGCGAGGCCGTAGGTGTAGACGAGCGCCGGCAGGACGTCGAGCAGGCCAGCCCGGGCCTCGTCGGCGGTCTTGACCTGCGCCCATAGTGCGGCGAGGTCATTGTTCGCCAAGATCGCCAGGTCCGTGACGGCCGTCCTAAGCGCCGCTGGCGTTGTCACTGGCTACCGGGCCCGTTGGGCCGTTGGCGACGCGCTGGGCGGCCTCATGGAGCGTCTGGAGTACGCCCCGGCCTTGCGCCCGTCGCTTCTCGGCGGTCGCGCGGCGGATCTGGTCCGGCGAGAGACCGACGATCTCCATGCCGACCTCGGTATCGGCCAACCAGGGCATCTTGTCGATGATCTTGGACCCGGCGTCCGCAGCAGCGGCGCGCGAGACGTGCATCGGGTTACGGAATCGCGGCAGCACCTCGAGATTGGCCGGCAGGTTGCCGCCGTTCTGCATCCGCAGCGCCCGCGTGACCGCCGACGACAGGTCAGGGGACCATCCGTCCGTGGTC